GTGAAACCTAAAAGCAAGGGGGATTCAATGTCAAGCGGTATTTTAACGAACGGGGCTGGGTCACATCCAGGTTTAGGTTTAGTGCGAGTAGAGGCCAGCTTTAGGCCGCAACTCAAAGAAGATGTGGTTGAGAATGCGGAGGCATTGTGGAAGGCTTATTATCCGTGTTTGGATGGAGAATTATCGACACTGGAAGAAGTGCAAAATATGTACACCGAGACCACGAAAGTGGATCAGGATACGTATCAGAGGAGAGCTTTTGAGACGTTACATGATATTGTTCAAACTCCGTTCGTATACGGGGCTTGGGACATCATCTTCAAACTCCTCCGCGATATCAAGTCAAGCCTTGATAGAGATGGTTTTGCACCAAACTTAACACGTGATGAAATATGGCGTCTAGCAGGTATGGAAGTAGAATTAGACCCGGTTTGGATGGACAAGGCTGCCTCCACGGGAATTCATATGCAGGCGCGGATGTATCGTATTGCTTTGCGGCAGTTGGGTTCGAGATTTGCCCATTATCACGGTATCATGGTTCGAACAGAATACCAACCATTAGATAAAGTGGAAATGCCACCTATGGTGCAGTTGAACCGTCAGGCAAATGATGCGTCAGCAATTCAATGCGCCAAGCGTGTTGATACTCCTATACCAGCTCCCGTTGCTATTGAGCAAATGACTCGTGATCGTGCGGATAGTCCTGTACAGGATGCTATTAATAGGCAGCGTCCCCGGTGGCGAAAGGGATCTGATCTGGTCTATGTTACGGCTCTGCCAGTCCTGGCAGCATTATGGTGTAGCTCACCCGTCGGAATAGTTTTAGGAACGGTCTTTGCCGTGACTTCAATCTGGAGGGTGAAACAGTTAACACAGAGAACATGTGATCTAGCTGCGAAGGCAGTGATAATGGTGGACACAAGAACAACGGCTGTGGTGGACAAGGCTCTCTCAGCCGTTAAAGAAGTTACGGATAAAACAACGACCGCTATGAGAGAAGCAGGTGATAATGCAGCTCAATCCCTGCGAACTGCTGCCCAAGAATTGGGTAATAAAGTGCAAGCTGTGGCGGCTGACACGACTGAGTCGGTCAAGCGAGCTGCAAATGTGAATGTGTTAAATGTGGTTGGTAACCAAGTCTTGGGGGCCCTAGATTGGTCAGTCCTCCTGGCAGCAGTGGGTATTTTGGGTTTTGTCGCCAGTTATGTTTTGCGCAAACCATCCCGGGTCCGCAATATGGAAGCGGTGAGAAAGTTTGTTCGTAAACATGACGGCCAGGAAAGCTTGACTAGTCAGCTCACTGTTTTGTTGGAACCGGTGCTTATGGATAAACATGAGTATAGTACCATAAGAAATGCTACTGATTTCCTAAGCACAATGTTCTTGCTGCCACTCTTGTATCTGAAGGGTCCAAAGTACGCATTTCAGATGGGACAAACCATTGCTAGTACAGTGCGTTTGTTATTGGGGACCTGTCAAGTAGTTACTCTCGTACGTGGATGGTTCTCAGATGAAGAGAGTCCCGTTGATGTGGTTGAGGCTAATATAGGAACCATCGTTGATAGGCTTGAGACAATGACAGATCCAGTTCGAGCAGCCCGGGAGGAGGCTGAGCTGAATTCTGCACTGGTTCTTGCACCCAATGATGAAAAAATCAAGAGGGAATTGGTTAAATTGAAAGCTGCTAAAGCAGCACCTCCAGTGCAGATGGAGAAAGAAAATGTTTTTTGGAAATGGGCTCAAGAAAATCGAGTCTTAGCTTCCAGTTTTATCATGGGTATAATTGCACTCTTTGCGGGATCAGCTTACCTCCTTTACCAAAGGCGAAAAAAGACCCTCAGTACTCATGTCTTCAGAGTGGCTGAGAAGACTGTTTACGTTAATGATAAGGGTCAGGCATTGGAAGTGCCCGTTGGGAAAGTCCGAATCTACCAGAAGGAACTCCAGGAAAGTTTTCCATTGGCAGCCTACCGTACTAGTGGTAGATATGAGAAAAACAAGAAGTTTTATGTTAGCAAAAACAAGAAGAGTGGAAGATGGGTGGTTTATGATGACAAAGGTAAATATGTGGATTATATTGATGCATTTGATAATACGGATGACGAGTTGGTCTTCCAGGATCGTGATGATCTTTTAGCAGTGGATCGTTACATGACCACGAACGGTCACGCTCTGGGGGATAATTCTGGTTATGATGGCGAGGATTGGGCTGACTGGATGAGAGAAACTAATAATCCAGCGGATGATAATAGAGTTCGCTTGATGGATGGCGGCTGGCGAGCTGGAGCACTTGAGAGTGTTGCACCTGTCGCATTACCCATTCTTACGCCAATCCGGCAGCAATCTGTGGCTGTACCTGCCCAGCTGTCCAGTTTAACACCCAAAGTGACTTTGCCCAAGGCGTTGCGCTCTCTCATCTTATCGCATGCAGTTTCCTTGCATACGACCCCGCAAGAAAAGACGGCCGCGCCAAAGGTGGAATTAGTGTCTACAGCGGGGAGTTCTCCCCTTCCTAAACCAGCTATAGGTGCAGTGTCCTTGTACCGTGTGGGTAACAGAGTCGCAAAGGACTGCAATAAAGGTGATAAGTGCAGTAATAAGAATTGTTTCTTTATTCACCCAGTGCAGGAAAGGTGTATTAAGAAAATGTGTAGCTGTAAGAAACCTCATCCCTTCTTGGGTAAGGCCCGCTGTGACAAGGCTGGATGTGATCAGACCTGTGGTCAGTTTCACCGTAAAGATAAGGTGGCAGTTCCCCGAAATGCGAAGACAGAATCGTTGAATGGAATAGTGCCAGTTACTGACTCGAAATTAGCAAAGAGTCTAGGTCTGTTACAAGTGCAAGTATCAGATGTTGCGAAAGACCAGGGACAATGTTTTGTTATGGCTAATCGTGTCTGGACGGCCAAGCACGTGGTCGGTGACGGTATGAAGAAATCAGACGTCAGCTATCGTGATGGAATCGAGATGCCCGTGCAGCCAGGTAAGTGGTACGCTTGTGATGGTTTTGATATCGCTTACACTGAGCTCACACAGTCAAACCGTCCCAGTTTGTCAGTGGGGCGGGAACCGGTAGTTGGGGAAAGTGTGCAAATGCGTGTCTTTGATTACACCAAACGTGAGTGGGTCACGGCAGTTGGTACAGTTAAGAGTATGGACTCCACGTTCTTGCACTACGATATACCAACTGATACGGGATACTCAGGAGGTGCTGTTCTTGACCAGAGAGGAAACGTCATCGCTATACACACTAATGGAGCAGCAGTGCGCAATGGGCCTAATAAGGGGTTGAGGATTACTCCTACACTCGTGGCTGTACTCACACGCACAAAAAACTTGTAACGCCCGTTCCAAGCCTCAAGAGGGCTCAAGAGTATTATGGTGATTTGCTTACTACCAAACAAGGTAGGAGAATTAATTTTGTTGAGAGTCGCCAAATACCTGCAAAGGAAACAATTAACGGGCTAGCGAATGGTTATTTTGACATGATAGGGAGGGTGCAACGGTCAGTGCAGTACAAGGACAAGGTAGTTGAGTCTGAGCGTTTTAAGAAGTATTTAGGAGACTTCAAACCCAATTACGTATATTGTAATGCTAATAAAGGTGCTGAAATGCGTAGTGTGGCCAAATATGACCGGCCACAACCCATTCTTAATAAGGCGAGGTGGGCCCAGGCGAGTATATTTGCCAATAGGCATTTTGCTTGCATGGGGGGGTCAGAAGAATTAGATTATGAAGTAGTGGTGGCAGAGATAGATAAATCAACAAGTCCAGGGTATCCATGGTCCTTATGTTTTCCAACTAAAGGCGAGTTGTTGGAGGATGAACGTTTTATCAAATGGTTTGATAAATTCTATAAGGATTTAGGTAAGATAGAGAATTATCCAGATTACACAAGTTTTTGGACTAGTTCAGTTAAGGCTGAAATGCGGCCAGTAGAAAAGGCTACTACAAATTCATTACGTACTTATTGTGCATCCGCTACGGAACTTACAGTGGCCAGTAATAAGTTGTGCCTGGATGCTAATCATCGCTTCTATAAGGCGGGGGCACAAGGAAGGGTCTGGTCTTGTGTTGGTATGTCAAAGTTCAACGCGGGTTGGGACAGTTTGGCAAGGAGACTGAATAAGCATCCCAATGGTTTCGCATTGGATGTAAGTTCGTTTGATGCAAGTGTGTTTCGCCAGAGTCTGTTGGATATATGCGAATTTAGAATAGAGTGTGGTAACTATAACGAAGAGCAGGCACAAATATTGCGTAGTATCTACCACCATTATACATCATCAACCATGGTGTTGACTAATGGTGATGTAGTGCGTAAGGAAACGGGTGGACCATCAGGGTCTGGTAACACAGTTGTGGATAACACGATACACTTGTTCAAAATTCTAGCTTATTGTTGGCTGAGTCTTGCCCCCGAGGGAATGGCCACCTATAGTGCTTTTATCACGCATGTTGAGGCAGCATTATACGGAGATGATAACACATTCACATGTAGTGATGTAGTGGTCTCTTGGTTTAATGCTAAATCCATTGCCTGTATTTGTGAGACAATTGGTGTTAAGATAACAGCTGAGAATGATATTTGGGAGCCCCAGAGCCTAAACAAGCTTGTTTTCTTAGCGCAAGGGTTTAAATTTGTTGAACGTACCTGGTGGGTACCTGTTCCGGAAACCAATAAGGTACTATCATCAATGTTAGGCGCAGGGGAGTGTCACGATCCAAGATGGGACTTGCTGCGTGCTCACAGCCTGTTAATGGACTCATGGTGGAATGAGGATCTGAGAAGAATATTGCAAGGTTACATCCACCACATACATAAGTATCATTCTAATGTGTTGGTTGATGGAGTTGTCCACAAAGGCACCACATACTTGGAGATATCTACTGTTGCGAAATCAGAGCGACAGATAAGAGCCTTGTATTTGTGTACGGAAGGTACTGTGTCAGCAGAAATGGGAGATCTGACAGACCCATTTAAATTCGTTCCGTATTGCCTAGAGGCCAAAAATTCCGTACTTTTACAATTCCAGTAGAATGAATCCAAAGCAGAAGTCTGCCAAGACCAAGAAGGTCAAAAAACTTATGTCTGAAATATCCAAGACAAAGTACGCAAACAGAGCTGTAAATCAGAAGGAGAAGATTACAGCTAGGGTAATGAATAAAACAGGTAGAAATATCAAGGGGCGTGGTGCTTACAGTCTTAGTGATCTTTGGAATACTGTTAGTACCCCCTTCCGACACGAGCAACAGGAAGGTAGTGGAAGGCTCAATAACTTAGTTCGTGGCGGTGCTGAGGCCTTAGGTAAAGAGCTTTCAGGTAGTAGTACAGTAGGTCGCTATCTGGGAAACGCCGCATCTTGGTTAACAAAACTTATGGGAAGTGGAACATATACGATTAAGGGTAATACATTGATGGACCCCTCCATTGCAACCTTTAAGCCAAGTGCATCAACTGTTATTACGCATCGGGAGTTTGTGGCGGACATCACTGGATCTACAACGTTCGCGAATACAGCCTATTTACTTAACCCTGGAAATGCCACTTTATTTCCTTGGTTATCCACTTTAGCACTGAACTTTGAGCAGTATGAATGGCTTGGTTTAGCTTTTGAGTTCAGGTCAACTTGTGCTTTTACCAGCGCTACAGGTAATCTGGGTGCGGTCGTGATGGCAACTGATTATGATGTGCTGGATGCTGACTTTAACACTAAGCGGGCAATGGAGATAGCTGACTTTTCCGGATCTTCATCCCCCGTTAACTCTTTTTATCATTTTGTGGAGTGTGAACCGCAACAAAGTGTGTTGCGACAAATGTATGTTCAGCAGGGAAATAATATAGCAGCATACCCAGATGACGCCCGGTTTAGCATACCAGGTCGTTTTCAGCTAGGTACTCAGGGTATGCCTTCAGCGTTCATAATAGGTGAACTATGGGTTACTTACCATGTAAAATTTATGAGACCCACAATAGCACCCAGCTTGAGTGTGTCACAAGGTATATGGGCCCGATACCAGTCAGTGGTACTGCCATCGGTTACGACACTGCCTGTATTTTTAGAAAACACGGGTGGTACGGCTGGTCTTGGGACAGTAGCTCCGTGGACGAAATCTCCAGCGACTTATGTCACTGGTATTTCGTTCACAGGATTCCAACCAGGAGATTATATAGCTAATATAGTTACAAAGAGAAGTGGCACAGATTTAGGTAGTACAGTAGATATAGGAGCCACAGTTGTCACAGGTGGAGCCACATCCTTTTTCACTGCTTATGATAGTGCCCTAACATTGCAAGCTCAGGCACTTGACACACGTGGTACAGCGACTGGTGGTTATACTGATACTAAAGTAGGAAGTATATCATTTACCATGGCGAGCACTACTTCTTTCGTAGGTTTTCCCTTTGTGTTTTGGGATTTACGAAATAATGGCGTGACCGTTGTAGTAACGAAGGCTAGTGGTGTTGCTTTGGATCAACGAAAAAGCCGTTTAGATCAGCGAATTCAGCTAGCAGTAGATGCAGCTCTCGCTCATGGTAAGGATGAGGCGGGGCCTTCTCACCGCCCACCAGTTTTGGAAGAAGTGGATGAGACCGATATGGGGGAGCATGGCCTGTCGTACATACAGGAATATAGTTGTGTTCCTAGGTTAGTTAGGCAAGACGCAACCTCAGGTCCTTCTAGTAGTAGTAGTAGTACTCCAATTGGGAGTCGTAGTAGTAGTAAAAAATAAAATTGTAAACTAAATAGTGAGTTACGTGGATCTCACTTAAATAAAAAATGAACTCTAGTTAGTGACGGAAGAGCAGTAATGCTTCGGTAATCACGAAAAGTGTGCTCTGGCACCCCTCCCCAGTATATTAACGAAGGGATATGGGGCTCGCACCCGAGTGTTAACGGTTTGTGGCTTAAGCCATCTTTTTTCCGTGGACACTCGTATTAGTATTCGAATTTGGCAAGC